ACTATTACATAAAGTAGCTCCACTCATAACAGGAACTAACGATCCACTCATTAATTCACCACCAACTAAACCAGTGGCATCAGAAGATCTAACAAATCTTGTTGTACCTGAATTATATACATATATTCCATTTTGAGACTGAATTGTTTGGTTCTTTACCAATACTCTCCATCCATTTTGTATTGTTAACCCATCTATTACACCACCAAACGTACCTCCACTTATATCAATATTGACTGTTGTTGCAACAATAGCAGCCGTTTTAGTGTGTAAACCAGTTGCAACGCTATCAACATATAATTTAGTAACAAGTGAATTTGGAACAAATGTTGTTTCGTAACTTCCACTATATTGTATTCCCTTTGGAGTGGTGCTACTATCTGTAAATGTAGCTGTATTTGTTGCACCACTTAATGTTAAATGTATATTGCTATTTTGAACAAATGAACTTAAATCAACACTAACAATTTTATTATTTAAGTTAGCTACATCAATACCGTTTCCAGCACTATATAAACCAGTTTCATTACTTTGATATTGTAAGACAATTCCTGATGTACTGTTTAATGTAACCAACATTGGTTTTAATAATGTTGTTACCCCACTTGGTTTAACAGAAGTTAGTTTTCCATTAACACTATTTGATAAATAATATACTGTTCCAGCCAATAATACACTCGAATTACTATCTGTCATACCAGATATTGGAGTTATGTACCCAGCATAAGTTATTTCAAATACGTCATTACTTATTATTTTATTTATTACGCCTAATGGCTCAACAGTATTTGCTTTTAGTGAATTAACTTTAGTATATAAACTATATAATTTATCATATCCAATAACATCACCTACAACAAATCCATGTGTAACTTGTGTAAATATTTTACTTATTCTTTCAGCACTTATACTACTCGATGCATCAAAAGGAAACCAATTATTATTATCGTTTAAAGCACTTGTTTTTTGAGAATCATTTAATGTAATCCACGTTATATAATTAGGTGCTAATCTATATGTAATACCTGTTTCAATAACATAAACTAACATACCATATCTTCTTCTACCTGAAGATAATTTATCACCATCTAATATACTGCCGTTTATTGGTATCGAATTTCTTTTTGCAATTGTGTCAAATTCTTGATATCCACCCACGCCTAAAATAGAGTAGTGCGTTCCGTAGGTATCCCCAGAACTGCCATTTACTGTTGGTGAGGCTAAAAGTGTTCCTGTATAATATCCCATTTTTATTATTTATATTTTATATCGCTGCAATGTTAAATGTATTACTCATCCTCTGATCAGATTTCGCTACATAGAATGTCTCAACATATCCATTACTATTTGTATAACTAATCGTAAACAATGTCCCATTTACTGTATTACCCCAAGCATTATTAGGTAGTCCATTTACAGTAAAAGAAGGAACACCGAAAAAAGCAGGATATGCATAATAAAAATATTCACTACTAAAAGTAATAGGAGTAAATGTTTTTGCTTTTGAAGTAGATAATTCACCTACACTTAGAGATGGATTATTTAATATATTTTGTATAGCTATTGTGTCTGTATTAGTAAAAGAAGTATTACTTTTAAAATAAAATCTATTATGTCTCCACGTTATTGATGCACTAACAATGGCACTTGTTTCAGTTGCTGTCGTAACGGAAATCCTATATGTTCTACTTATTTGAAGTGTTGATAATGGAGGTGTATAATCAGATAAAGTCAACGCATATGACGTAGTTCCATTTTGATTACCGCCAGTAGGTATTACAGATATATTAAACGAAGTGCCACTACCAGCAGCATCTATTAGTATTTGTGTTATTGGATTAGTATTTTTTGTTGCAGTCCAAGCCAATAAACCAGTTGTACCATCTCCAAACTGTCTATTATATCCACCAGTTGATATAGATAATGTTGATGATGGAATAACAGAAGGAAAGAAATAACCATTTAAAAAATCTTGGATGGTTGTACCATTTACATTTACCGATGGAACACCTGCTCTTGTTGTTGGTTTATTACTATTAAAAAGGACACTTCCACCACTACCACCAACAGATGGAGCTAACTGTATTTTATCATTAACTAAAGTAAACACATAATTACTTCCAACAGTTGCACCAGTAGCGTTAGTTAATGAAGCATCAATTATAACACCCTTTGATTCTAATACGCCACTAAAATTAGTTGTGCCTGATAAGGTTAATGAACTATCAATATTTTGTTTAAATTGCGTATCGCTTAAATCAGGACGTGCAAAGAATTTAGCCATTTATATAATGATTTATTTTATATAAATAGTTTAATTCTAAGTTATAACAAAACAAAAAATCCACAGGTATTTCTACCATGTGGATTTGATGATTAATTAATTATCTTTTACTGAAACATTTTATCAAAATCACTTGTATCTATAATATCATCTTTTTTAGGATGATCTTGATGATTTTCTATTTTAGGAATGATATCAGAAATTGGGTTTTTATTATGTTCATTTAAACTATTTAATAGCATCTTATCAAAATCACTCTCATCGCTAAAATCAGTGTTTGGAATAATATCAACATCAGTAATTATAGATTTATTATCATACTTACTCACTTCAATATGCAACCTATTTGCCTTTTCTTCCAATGCTTCTAAATCCCTTTCACTATATTTTTTTAAACTATTTTGCCATTTATTGTCAGTAGAACGAATTTCCATCGTATCATTATTGAATATACAATCACCTATTCTTTGACCATCAGCACCTGATCTGAATTTTAATATCTGAACATTAGCTAAATTGTTTTCCTTTTGTTCAACCGTTTTAGCTATTGAAATAAACAAATGAGATTTTTGAATACGCTTAATACTACCACCTGTTTGTGTTGCATCAACCCATTCACTAGAAAATGCATTGCGTGATGCTTGGACTGCACTCCAGCCAGGTATTTCATACTCAGCAGCCATATCCATAAATGCTTTTATTATTATCTTCTCAGCTTCATTTGGATCAGATGTTTTCTTATGTGAATCTAAACAATCTAAATAATCAAGTATTAATATATCAAATTTAATATTAAATTTTTTCTGATATCTATCAATCCATTTTTTTATCTCAGGTATCGTTGTTTCATCCTCAACAAATCGCTTAATAATTAAATTACCTAAGTTTTTATTATTTGTTACTGTATCAATAACTTTATGTTTCACTAAATCTTCATTATTTTCAAACTCAGATAAAGGAATTTTAGATAATATTGCATAGTGTTTTCTTCTGATTTGATCCTCAGTATCTTCAAAGATTATTTGAAGTACATTTTTACCCTCAACATAAGCTGTATTAGCTATTTTTGTTAACATACTAGATTTACCAAATCCAGATGGAGAAAGTATTATACCAGCTTCACCCTTACCTAAACCGCCTTTAGTAATACCATCAATAAAGTCAATGCCTGTTGGTATGGTATCTCTAAATTCTTTTCTTAATGCCCTGTCTATATCTTCAACCAAATCAATACCATAATCTTCACAACTTCCAATATCAGCTATTTTCTTTACTTTATCCTCAACACTTTCAATAAATCCTTTAGCTTTTATTTCCCCACTACGTGTTTTTTCAGTAATATGCTCACCTAATTTTCTAAATTCTTGTTGTTTAATATTTGTACTTTCAGACATTTTGTTTATTTAAAAAGTTAAAAAAAAAAATTATTTAATTCATGTATTTGATCATACCAAATCTCTTTTCAGGTGGGAGAGCTTGTATTTGTTCAGGTGTTAAATAATACCTACTCGCTAATAAGTAGTCACCCCAAATGTTATTAACATCAGCCTTTTTCAAATGTTGTGAAATTTGATTAGTAATCTCTGAAATTGAATGATAAATATCAACACTATATTTTGCTTCATCTCTATAACCCATAACATAAAACAATTTTTCAAAAACGCTTGTTTTATTTAAACTAATTCTGAATTTAAATTCAACACCTTTTACTATTTTACCATCAATATCTTGTTTTTTAATCTCTGGCTTAATATCCATACCTTCTCGATATTTCTTAGAATATCCGTTCAACATTGCTTCCTTATAATCAAAGAGAGCATAATAACTATTATCACCAACATCAATATATTGATCATAATCCGATTTAGATAGATTACGTTGCAACTTGTTAATTATTAAAGGCGATATGCCTCTAATGTCTAACGTTTTTCTACTTGATGGCGAAAGAAAATTCGCATCGAAAATTCGCTCAATTATTAAATTATCTTCCTGATACAACGAAACCTTAATAGTATTTTCTGATTTTTCTTCTTGTAAAGACATATAATGCTTTATTGGTTAATATTAATAAGACAAATGTAAACATATTTTTTAATATATGCAAGAAAATTTAACTAATCTTTGTTATTTTTAATATATTGTTCATAAGTCGCTTTCTCATGCATAATTACATTGTAAAACGGTTCAATATAATTAACAAATGTCCCGCCATATACTGTCAAAAATTTATCCTCCTGCATTAAATTAAATAAATTCTTGCTTCCTCTCCCATCTGGAGATAGTGGAACATCTAATTGCTCCAACGCTTCCTCAGCTTCTTCATTCAAAAACGGCTCTTTTAGATTCATTAGTCTATAATTTAACTTGAGTTGATCGAAACTATTCAAGAGTGTTTCAAATGCCTTCAACGGCTTCTTTTTGCTTAGTTTTCTACTCTCATTTATCTCATATGCGCCTTGACATATTTCACGAACACTCATCGGTTCGAAAGCTATTTTGGGGAAGTGTTCTAATAGAGTTTTTTCACCTAAACCAGATATACCTTTTATATTATCTGAAGTATCGCCACACAATACTTTTAAAGTTAATGAGTTTTGATAATGAAATCCGAAATGAAACTGAGAGTTTTTTGCTGTTATCGGTTCTTCTATATTGGAAAATATTATAACTATATTATAATCAAGTAATTGTAAATAGTCGCGATCATTGCTGAAAATACAAATCTCTTCTTTATTATTATATTTGATACAATACGATGCAATAAGATCATCACCCTCTATTTCATCTACTTCAACTTGTCTAATAAATAAATCTTCGGCATATTGTTGAATACGTTTTCTATTCCATAGTACGCTTTCCTTTTGTTCATTATCTCTCCGTATTTCAGATTCAGTCAAATGTATTTTAGAATTCCACTCTTTTGAGTTTCTATTTGACTTGTAATCAGGATATAAGAGGTGTCTTTTTCTTCCTGAATTTTCACCATCCCAGCACAAAATAATTTTGTTTATTGCATGTTTTTTCACCAACATTCTTGTTGTCGTTAAAAAAGAATATAATCCAGATATGTTTCCAGCACTCGTATATGTTTTAGACCCATGTACCGATCTTTTTAGCATATAGTTAGCATCAACTAATAATGTTCTTGTTTTCAAAATGTATTTAAATTAATTATTGTTGTTTAATGGAAAAAATTCATCAAGCCAGTCACTATTTTTTGATACAATATATGTTCTTCCTGAATTCCTTTTCATATGAGATCTTTTTTCATATTTTAACGCTTCTTCTTTGCATATTTCCTTATTTTCCCAATATCCGTTTGGCTTAACTTTTCTAATTAAATTAACGTATAATTCTCCTTGCCATTTATTTCTTTTAGTTGCTATAGAAAAAGCTCCACCAGCATTATCTTTAAAATCTTTTTTGTTTGTGTATTTTAGTGCTTCTTCTCTACATTTTTCAAAAGTCCAATAATTACGAGGGTTATTTTTTTTCATATTATCAATTAAAAATATAATAACCGCCAGTTAAAGACGGTTATTATTTTCATTATTTATTCAAATTCTGTTGATGTTGTATTGTTATATCTACTAAAATCTTCGTTTTCTTCACTATTATCTACAAAGAATTCAACTTCATCTGGATTACCACCACCTAATGCAGCAATAAAAAAATCAGAATGATCTTTGAAGTATTGTTTAGCTACAGCATCTTTTTCAGAATCCATAATAAATCCATGTGGTGTTACCACTAATTTAGTGACTAGAGAAATACCTGTTACGTGGTTTTTCGATAAATTCACCCTTGTTCTCGTTGCCACCACGATTTCTTTAGAATCCTTCTTAATTTTTAATTTTGAAGTACCTGAATTCGAGACATTTCCAAAAGTTATTTGTATTGCTGAATTAAATGGAATGGTCGTTCCGCCTTTAGATTCAAGGCGAGGTAAAGCTCCATAAGTCGCTGGTTTTGAAACCCATACCTGAGTAATGATAATCATGGTATTATAATAAGGGAATCCATCTTTCTTCGATAAGTTGATTCTTGGCATTATAGTCTTCCCAAAAATTTTCGATACACTTCCAGCATCCCATTCAGAATTAGATGTCTTTTTAGTATAACTCATTTCACTGGGAATGCTTCCAATACTATCAATCAAAAACATTAGATCCATTGGTAGTTTTCCAGATTCTTGATCATCAAGTATTTCATTTATCTTAGCTCCCATTTCTTCAATGGTGTTAAATTTTGATCTATCAATAAATAAAAAATTACCTTCATATGATATTTCACCTGTCGTCTCATCAACAACCTCGTCGAATTGTACTCCCATGTTTTTTAAATAATCCCAAGAAAACTTAAGCTCGGTTATTATGAATACAGGTAAAATATTATTTTGTTGACAAGAATAAGCCACCTCGAAAAGTAACGATGTTTTTCCTGAGTCAGTATGACCTTGGCATTGAATACACTCGCCTAGCGGTAAACCTTTATTAAATCCAGTTGCTTGCATGAAAGCAGTTCCACCAAGCACATTTTTTATTGGTAGCCATCTTCTTGGTTTAAATTTTACTGCTTTATCTAATCCACTG